TTATTCCGCAATTTCAAACCGAAGGCGCAGCCGCTATTGATTTATGCGCTTGTATTGAAGAAACCATGCTTTTAACACCAGAAACGCCCGTGCTAATTCCTACAGGCATTGCAATACATATTGCTGATAAGTCTGTTGTTGGTTTGATTGTTCCGCGCAGTGGGCTAGGGTTTAATTATGGCGTTGGCTTGATGAACACGGTTGGCGTAATTGACAGTGATTATCAAGGCGAGATTATGGTTAAGTTGCGCATGACACACGGTGATAGTTATCGAATCCAACCTAACGAACGCATTGCTCAAATGTTTTTTGTGCCTGTATTTCGTCCGATATTTGAAGAAGTGGAGGAATTTAGCGCAGTGACTGAGCGCGGTGTTGGTGGTTTTGGGAGTACAGGGAAATGATCGCAACAACAGCCTATATTTTAATTATCGCTGTAACAACTCACGGTGAGCTTACACAATCAACAATCGAATTTGCAGATAAGGCTTCGTGTGAAAGCGCGGCAGTTAGACAGGATTTTGCGTTTAAAAATTTGCAGTTTGCAGGCAGATGGAATCTAACCTGCCATCCTTATCAACTTAATGAGATTAAAAAATGATCCAGCAAATTCTCCAGCGCGGAAATCGTCAAGGCATGACAATGCGCGAAATAACCGAGCTAACAGATTTAAAGCAACATCAAGTGGAATTTAAGGTTCAAAAGTTAATCAAAGAAGGCATTGTGCATAAATCTGTTGATAGAATAGACAATGCGTATTTGTACACGTTGACAAGCTATGAAGAATTGCCGCCACCTGTTGAATGTTCACCTGTTCGATTGGATAACGTCATTAAGCATTTAAACAAGCAGAAAGAACGAGTTAATGCAGGCGCACAGATTAAAACAAGCGACCCAGTAAATTCACCAAGCCACTATACTAACGGTTCTGTTGAATGTATCGATGCAATCGAATCAATGCTAACAAAAGAAGAATTTATCGGATTTTTACGCGGAAACATATTAAAATATCAGTGGCGTTATAGGCAAAAAAACGGTGCCGAGGATTTAAAAAAGGCGCAGTGGTATTTTGACAAGTTAAAAGAAAAAGAGGGCGTTTAATGTATGAATTTAAAAGCGGTAAACCATCAGGCGGCTTGCGTTATCAAGCCATGCGCGATTATTTAATAAAATTAAAATGGCTTGCAGACAATCCCATGCAACCCGTGTTTATAAGTGAACGCAGTGCATGAAACCACGACTTAAAAAGATAGGTAGAATTTGGTTATGTTACACACAAACAACGGCTGTATGTTCCGGCTCAACACCTGAAGAAGCCTATCAAAAATGGGTATCAAAAAACAAAGCCGCTGAGTAAGCGGCTTTTTAATTATTTGCTTAAAAACAATTCTGCTTCAGCGTTGCGTCTGCGCGTTAATCCAGCAAGCGGTTTTCCACCTGCTTTATCCCAACGCAAAAACTGTTTTGCTATTTCTGCCTTGTCGTCACCGGCTTTTAACATTTTAACAAGTGTTGATTTAAAAAAGTTACCTGCGCCAATGTTGTAGCATAAGCAAACAAGTGCATCATATTCATTTTGTGTTAATTCAACGTCTGTTGCATTAACCGCTTTTTCGTATTGCCCAATTGTTGCAGCCAATAAAGCCAAAGCCGCCCCTTCATTAGGCAACGTTCTATTTTTAGTAACTGGTGTGCCATCACCATAATGTGTTGAGCCAATGCCAATAGTCCAAACACCAGCTGGGCATTGGTACGCTTTGAGCTTGCAACCTTCAAATTCTTTAATTAATTTTAAACCGCGTTCGCCTGTTTTCATTTTCGTGATCTCATAGAAAGTACCGTAATTAATTTTTGTGTAAGCCGTATCATGTCGTTATCGAGCAGGCGTATTTGGTCAATAAGATCAATTAGCGCGTCAGTGGTTTCGGTAAGTATTGGCTTAACAATTGTCGTTACCCATATCCAAACGAAATAGACGATATACCCCATGCTACTTGATGCAATAATAGGGAATCCATACTGGTTGATATATTTAGCTAATGCGTCAACATCCATTAATCAATTCTCTTTTCTTGCGGGTTATTAAAACGCGCCACCTTCTCTTTTTCAATTGGCATATCAAGTGTTTCTGTCATGAGTACGTCTATTTTTACAATATCCTCTGACATAGCCGTGACACGTTTATCAAGTTGCTTGATGATACCGATAAGGCTTTTAATCTTTTCAAGTACGCTATCAAGCAGGAATTTAATCGTCAGAAATACAAAGTACATTCCCACGCAAGCAGCGGCAATGGGGAAACCTACATCCGTTGCAAACTGTAGGAATTCCATTACTTACTCGTCCACCAAGCAATAAAAGAAAACAACGCGCCAATAGTGAAGACAATGCCTCCAATAAAACCTTTATAGCGCGTTTGCTCGTTCTTCATTTCTTCAAGAGTAGCAATTATGGCATCAAGCTTCTTGCCCCTATCTTCAAATATTTCTTCAAGGTTCTCAATTCGTTGCTCCACTTTAGCAAGGCGGCAGGCTTCATCAGGCATAACTAATCCTCTTTTTTTTCTTCAGTTTGACTATCAGTTTGCTGTTTTAAATCAACAAGCAGGGGATATGCACCCGACGAAGTTGGAAGTTGACCTAACGTACTTAATATCGCATTTGCTGATTCTTCAGATATATTCCAAGTAATCATATTAGTTGCTCCAAGGTGTGCCGTTAGAATGAACAACTTTTTGATTCTCAATATGCGCGGCTAATTCCGAATCTGCTAACGCTTCAGACTGTGTACCCACTAGATTTTTAATCCATGCAATAACATCTGCTTTTGATAGTTTATCGTAATCAATGACTGTGCCTTTAGGTGCAGGAAAACCTGTAATAGAGTTAACCGTCACGCTGTCTGTGCCGTTTGATGCTGTGATAGTAAATTGCACTTGGTTCACAATACCGTTTTGGTCGCGTTGCAAGTTAGTTGGTTCGTATGTGTATGTTGTTGTCATGTTGATTCCTTAAACTGAAGTGATTGTTTGCCATGCCGCACCAGAGTACACGCAAAGTTTACTTAATGTTGTATCAAAAACCATCAACCCTGCCGCTGGTGACGCAATGGCGTTTTTTTGCGTAGTTGTCATGTTAGGCATTCTCACGCCTTTGGCAGTGCTTTGAACGTCAAGAATGGCGGATGCGTTAGGCGAAGCTGTACCAACCCCCAAACTCCCAGCTAAATAATTATCAGCCGTTCCTGCCATATAGAGATTGTATCTGCCTGTGCCAGACGCTATACCACCATAGAAACCGTAGTTGTTGGTTGCGCCTGTGAGTGTAGCGTCTACAATAAAACCATATTGGGTAGTGACACTAGAGCCTGCGCCAAACGTTCCTTGTGTAGCTGCGTAATGTTGATAGCTAGATAAAGTAAATGAAGCAGCAGCAGTTGCCGAAACATTGCGAAAACCTTGTACTACGTTTGTTACGTCAGACTGAACAGTACCAAATTGAGAAACTGAAAAAGCATTTGTTGAACCAGTTAGTGGTCTTGCAGCAATTAGGTTTATGTACCCAGCAGCAGAGATTGAGCCAATTCCTAAACTTCCAGCCAAATAATTATCAGCCGTTCCTGCCATGTAGAGATTATATCTACCTGTACCAAACGCTATAGCACCATAGAAACCGTAGTTGTTTGTCGCGCTAGTAAAAGCCCCTGTTGAGTAACCAGTCATTGTGCCTATAGATGAGCCTGCGCCAAGAGAGTCTAGCGTTATGTTATACCCAGTTACACTACCTATACTTGCTGCCGCTGCTGTAGATATACCCGTATAATTGAACGTAGCCGTAGCAGTAGAGTCTGTTGCTATAGTTGCTTGATTTACAAATCCATATGTACTTGTCGCGCCTGTTAATGTTTTTGCAAGCCTAAAATTTTGTCCGGTAGCGGCACCGCTGCCTATATTAAGTTTACCCTCCAAATAATTATCAGCCGTTCCCGAAGCATAAATATTATAGCCGCTGTTTGCAGTAAGGTTAATCTGCGCAGGAAAGGTTGGGTTTGATGCAAATACGTTTGCCCCCGTACCTGTTTCATCTGTTAATGCGGCAGCGAGGTTTGCAGAGGTAGGTGTTTGAAGGAATGTGGCGACGTTTGTACCAAACTGATTTGATGTGATATTAGTGACCCACGCGCTACCAGACCAGACTTTAAATACGCCCGTTGCGCTGTTCCAATATAGCGCGCCAGTAAGCAAAGCGTTACCATCATTATCAACCGTCGGATCAGATGTTTTTGCGCCTAAATATCGATCATCAAATGAATCATAACTAGCCGCTGCCGCTGTTGCACTACTTGCCGCATTAGTAGCTGAAGTAGATGCGTTAGATGCAGATGTTGCTGCGCTAGATGCAGATGTTGCCGCTGCGTTTTTTGAAGATAATGCCGCTGTTGCACTGGCTACAGCGTTTGCAGCAACAGCAACTTCTTGTGTCAATGCCGGTACAAACCGTGTTCTCCAACCGCCATTTCTTAACCCAGTTGTTGCATCATCATCATCTGTTACTGTTGACCCATCGCCACCTACGGTTGTACTAAAAGTTACACTACTCATAATAATTCCTTGATTTCATACGTTGTTTGATACCGCGTGTTATACGGTTGAGATATTGGCGACAATGCGCGTAAACGCCCTAAAAATGCCCGTCTTTGTAAATTTAGCGCGTCTGCATCGTCCCAAATATATAAAATCTCAGCGTCTGTTCCACTGATTTTCATAATGTCATTATTTAAAATTGATTCGGCATAGGTTAAATGGTCAAGCGTAAACTGTGCAACTCGATAACTTTCACGTCTATCAAAAAATTCTGCACCACTCATGGCTGTATCCACAACGGTGGATGATTCATAACCAATTGACGCGCCTAAGTTCATATTTAAAACTGGTTGATATTTAGTGCCGATAAAAATACGCCCAAACTCAACGTAAGTTGATACAGACTCAAAAAATTCAATTTGATAATATTGCTCAGAAACAACAACAGGAATAGATAAAATCAATGTTTTTGTGTAAAAATTAATTTCTTCGTCTGTTGGTGTCAAATCCCAAAAATGCACGTCTTCCCATTCGTAAGTTCCGTACGGCGATTGAGGCCATACATCCACTTGCCCGCTGTCATAAACGAGTGTTGTGTATCCGCTATCTGAATAAACACGATAACGCCATTTTGCCGACGATGTTAAATTATGAGCAATGATGCCAACGGTTGAGATAATGCGTGCAATGTCTGTTGAAAATCGTAGACGCGTGCTTGCATTAGCATTATTTGTTGATCTTGCTACTTTAGATAATTGACGTGTTTTAATGTTATCAAGCGGTAGCGTAGTTGACCAAGAACCATACGCGCCAAACGTTGCCGCGTCAATTCTATTTTGATAACTGATAATAGTATTTGCCATGCTATCCCCAGAGCGTTAGCGTTGCGCGGTTTTTTGAATAATCTGATTCAATACCAATAATTTTAAATAGTTTACCAGAATTTAAACCAAAACGATTTATTGTTATGTTTACAATATTATTTAAATCAGGCAACGTGGTTGTTAAATCAAGCGCAATAGTTACTGTGTACAAATCACGGCTTGTTTTGTACAAATTAAGCAATCGAGTTGCTTCAGTTTGAGCTGCTGTAGCATCAACAAGTAACGATTCTTTTTCGATTGTAGGCGCAAGTGTATATTGTGTTTTTATGGCCGTATCTTCTGCTGATTTTGTTAATGCAGGCAAAGACAAAACACTTCTACGCGCTGCGGTAACTGCACCAGCCAAATCAAAATCTTGCACGCTGTAATTTTTTTGATACGTTAAATTAACACGCCATGCTGGAATGCCTTTGTCGGTGTCATTGGTTCGACCATGTTCAATGCTTAAAATATTATTTATATCAATTTCAAGTGTTGCGCTACCCGTTGGCGCAGCAAATAAACCCATGCGCAATACGCCAAGCGCATCAAATCCAAAGTAAGCACCAATAGATTGAGCGACCTTATCCATTGCCACCATCGCTGAATCTGCGCCATCAATCCAAATTCCAATAACACTATTATTTGCCGTGTCTAATGCGGTGACATCGCTTGCATTAATATCACCCGATGCAATACCTGCCTTTAACGCCATTGCCTTTAAAACTTGCGCCACTGTGCGATTGGATGATGCCGCGCCTTGTATTGCGTCACATGTTAATAATCCCGTTGGCACAGCACCTAAGCGAATATAGCCAAGTGTTAAACAAGTAATGAATGTGCCGCTTGCCGGTGACGCTGCATGTAGTGTCGCCACGTTTGCATAATCTGCACCAGCGGTTAATGCAATACCTTTATCGTAAACGTTGCTAACAGATTGGATTGCACCATCATTAATTTGATAGGTAACTTTTGAGCTGTTAACCATAATTGGCGCAATATTAAACACTTGCCCATATAGTAATGGCTTAGGTGATTTTGCAATATCAGCAACGCCTTCCACGCCATCAGGCAGTGCATTATTGCCAGCATAAAGCGTTGTCTGCAAAGGCATATCAACAATGGCGAGTTTATCCCGTGCTAATATCGTTACTTTTGAAAATGTAAACTCTACCTGCTCCATTGTGCCATTTAAAATAGTTGTAAATGCAGAATAAGCGTCACCTTCATTTCCAATTTTAATAACGAGCGAACGCCCATCAAACGAATAATTGAGAATTGAATCCAAACCACCATCGACGTTTGATAATTCAACCGCGCCATAATTTACACGGCTTGCACCGCTTGTTGTTCCGTTGCTGTAAAGTGATCTGCTAATTGATGCAGGATTGGTTATTCTATCATCATAAAATGTATTAGCAGGCGTATCAGTGGGTTTTGTCGTGTAAGGCTTTGACGCATAACGCAGCACGGTTGTCGTGCCTGCTGCATCAATGGCCGCTGTAATTTCTACAATGTAAATCATGCTGCCGCCTCAAGTTTTGCTTTGCGTGAAATGGTGCTAAGTTCTTCTTTCATGCCTTGCATTTCGTTTATCAATGCTATGTTTGCACTAGATTGTAAATTAACCAATGCTTTCAATTCAATAATTTGCTCTTTTAATAACACGCTTTGATCGTCAATGGCATTTCCAATTGAATCGAATAAACCAGTGGTTTGTTGGTGGCTTGTAACGTTAGCAGGTGATGTGAAGTTAACTAATTCTGCACCTTGCTCACCTACAAGTGATAAACCACTTGCCATGCCGCCATTGGCGTAAGCAGGAATGCCGGGATATAATATTTTTTGTTCAGGAGAACCATATTTATAACCTAAGCTATAAGCAGAATATAAATCAAATAATTGTTTTTGATCGTAACCCGATTTTGTTGCTAATGATTCTAATTGAGTATTTGTTAATTTACTTAATTCTCCAGTAATAGAACCCGACATAGCTATTTCAAGTGATTTAGCTAAATTTATGCTTGGAAAATCTTTTTGTGTAACTCCAGCAACATCATATTTTTTATCAACGTTATCAAGTAATTTACTCATTCCAAGCAACGTTTTCTCACTTAATGTTGTGATAGTTGCCGTGCTTAATCCCGATTGTGTTGTCACATTTAATAGCGCGTCTTTCAATGCCTTTTGATAATCAGCCGCTTCTTTAGCTGCTTTTAATTCTGCTGCGGCTTTATCTGCGTCAGCTTTTGCTTTCGCTTGTGCATCAGATAAGTTTTTAGCTGCTAAATCTTGAGCCGCTTTTAATACTGCTGCTGAATTTGCAGCAGCGTCTGCACTTGCTTTTGCGGCATCGTTAGCTATTTTTGTGGCTGCGTCTTGCGCTGTTTTAGCCGCTGACGCTGCATTATCTGCTGCTTGCTGTGCTGCCGTAACAATTTTATTTGCGTCTGCCTGTGCTTGTGCAATCAACGCGTCTTGATTTGTTTTTGCTGCTGCTATTGCCGCATCTTTTTCTGCTTGTGTTTTTAAATCTTGCGCTTTTAATATTGAATTAATGCCGACTAAAATTTGATCGGCTGTAGTTTTAGCACTATTATAATCAATCAATGTTTTTTGATAACCAGCCAATGCTGTCGCAAGATTTGTTGTTGCTGTATTGACTGTTAGCGTAGACGAGTTAACAGTTAACAAATTTGTATTTGCTTTTTCTGCTTCACGAAGTTGCAGATTCATAATTTCAATTTGTTTATCTGCCGCGCTCATGCCTTGCTCAAGCGCAGTTAAAACAGATTGATAATCAGCTTGATAAGCATTACCTGTTGCATTGTATTTTAATGATGCCTCTAAAAAAGCTTTTGAAACTTCTGGTAATGTTGATAACGCGCTTTCTTTTCCTAATTTTGCGTCTAATGCTGTTGTAATAAACGATTCTTTTGCAGACGAATAAACTTCAAGTGCTGTTGCTTGTGGCTTTTGCGCACCCGTCAATTGATCGTAATAGGTTCTTATGCCTTGACCTAACGTGACAAATTTATCGCGCATTGCGGTTAAGTTTTTGTATGCTGTTTCAAGCGCAGTTTGTGACGTTGTTAATGCCGCGCTTGCATCTGTGAGTGTGTTTAATGAACCAGCATAAAGCAAAGTCAAACCAGTCATGCCTTGCATAGATTTTTCACGTTCTAAGCGTAACGCTTCTTCTTTTGCTGCTGGGTCTTGTTCACCTAATTTTTTATAAATTGCAATGCGATAATCCATTGCATCATTAAATGATTTAGTTGCTGTTTCAGTTTCGGATTTTACAATGTCGGCAATATCCTGAGCTGCTGTTGCAAAATCACCAGACATTTCTAACGCTTTTAAATAAATTAACTTTCCCTGATCTGTTGTATCTTTAACAAGTACATCAAGTAATGATCTGTATGACGCCATTGCTGATTCTGTACTGAGTCCAATACTTGGCATAATTAATCCAAGTTTTGAAAATTTGTCTGTTAATGTTTTAACATTAAACGCAGTTTTTTCTGATTTGGTAAAATAATCGCTGTTAAAATAATCATTAATTGTATTGTTTAAAGCAGATATACCACCAGCTACGTTAATTAAATCTTGCGATAAAGTTAAACCTGACGCGCCAATAGCCGCTAATCCTGCTTTGATGCTGTTTAATCCGTTAAACGCTTCAATAATATCGTCCGCTGTGCCGGGCAATTTTCCAATAATATCGTTAACGTCTGTAAATGCTGAGGCTAGTTGAAGTGATTGCGTAACCATTTCACGCTCAATATCGCCTTGTTTATTAATAATATCAGTATATTCAATGGCGTTAATCCCTAATACTTTTAATTTTGTTTGTGCTGTGCTGATTGCTATCGATACGCGGTTTAGTGTTTGATAATATCCTTCGCCAATTTGTTGAAAATCTGCATAAGAATAATTAGCAATAATAGCCATTAAGTCTGCTTGCTTTGACAATGCACCGTTGATAATTTCAGTATTAGCTGCTGCGTCTTTTCCTAGCGGCATTTTCCCCAGATCAACTTCAAATGATTTTAATTTTTCTAGTGCTACTTCGCCAAAATCTCCCGCTAATGAAACAACATTTTCTTGTATTTTTCCAAGTGAGTAAGCAATTGACGCACTTATTTCATCATTTAATGGCGACCATTTTGTTGATATATATTGTTTTGTTGACGCGCCAATTCCTAAAAAACCGCTTGATGTTTTAGTAACAAGTGTTTGTAAATAATTACGCCCCGCAATAATTCCACTTTCAACAATGTTGCCTAATGTATCTTTTACAAACTTAATGCCACTACCAGCAAATTCTTTTGTAGTTGTAGTTGTCATAAAGAAACCACTTGTTGACGTACCTAAGCCAAGTGATGAAGTATCAATGCCATAATTTTTTGCAATTGAATTTGCAACGCCTTTCATTGAATAAGATAAAACCTCAAGACTTCTAGCCATGCCTTTTGTGTAATCTAAATCCGCACTAGAATTTGAACTAATCGTATCAAGCGCATCAAGAATTGAATTAGACATTTCATCACTGCCTAATACTGTTCCACCTTGTGACGATTTATATTTGTCTGTTTCTTTTGTAATGTAATCTGCACCTGTCATGGGTGATGCTTCAGCACTTCCGCCACCGCCACCTGACATTGCGCCAATGGCAACCATAAACGCAAGCATCATTCCACCACGAATTAAACCTGTATATGGATCTCCTTGCGAAGCATCGGCAACAGCTTTAGTTGCTGATACTCCAGCTCCAGCAGTATCTGCCGCAATACCAACTGTTGATGAAGTTACTTTTGCAGTTGTTTTGGCGGTTTCGCCAAATAAATACATGGCAACAGTTTTTCCCATGTCTGCAATTTGTTTTGACATTGACATAGCAGATTGAACCATCTCAAACGCTCTAAATACTTTAGTTGCTGCTCCTAATACTTGATAACCCGTTGTGCCTTTTTTGAAAAAGTTTTGAGCTGATTGTGTCAAATCTCCATATAATTTAATTTGAGCACCAAGTAATTTTTCTTGCAGTTTAGATTGTGCTTTTTGATTTCCAGCAATATCACTTGTTGCAAGATTTTTTACTGTTTTTTCATATTCTTGTCGTGCTGTTTCTGCATTTTTTTCATACTGAGCAAGTGAAACGCCAATACCTCCCATTGCTTCGCCAATTAATCCAAATGCGTCTTTTAATCCGTTTGCAGCGTCTTTTGCGTTTTCAAGTGCTGAAGTTAATACTGCCATTCTTGCAGTTGCTTGTTCATCAGCGTTTCTTTGAGCGTCTTCAATAGCTTTAATACCATCAATTTTATCTTTGTTTGCTTTTTGTTCAGCGTCAGACTTTGCTTTAATATCAGATTGCGTTGATGTTTCTGCTAATACTGCTTTATCTGTTTGCAATCCTGCAATTTCAGTTTTTAAGCGTAATTGTTCAGCCAGCGTTAAATTATATTTTCCCGCGTTATCTAATTCTGCCTGAGCCGCTGCAATTTTAGCGTCAATGGTTTCCGCGCTTTGGTTAGTTAATGAATCGCGGATCTCTTTTTCTTTAGCCAATAGTAAATTGGTTGCAGATTGTGATTGATTTAATATGCGTGATTTTTCTTCATAAGTTTTTGCTGATTCATACTCAATAGCCGCTTTATCTTGAATCGATACGCGCTCTGCTTCAAGTGCCGCAATCTTGGTTTGTTGTTGTGCTGCAAATAGTTTGCCCGCGTTTTCTGCTGACGCTACCTGTGCGTTAAGCTGTTCATTAAAATAACGCTCTGCCTCTGCTAAATCTTTAGTGGCTTTTGCTGCTTCTTTTTTGGCTTCAGATGTTTTTTTAGTTTTATCTGTTGAATCTGCTGTTGCAACTGCATTTGTTTTAGCTGCTTCAGTATGTTTTTCAGTTTTGGCGGTTGCGTCAATAGTTGCTTTTGTTGCCGCAAGTTGTTCTTCTTTAAATTGTTTTAACGCAGTTAATTTTGTGCGTTCTTTTTCAGTATCAAAACCAACTGCTGTACCAATTAAGTTTGGTAAGCCATATTTTTCCATTGCCGCAATGCGTTTTTCTGCCGTTTCAATTTGTTTATCAATGGTGCTTTGATTGTCTGCTATCTTTGCAAATGTTGCGCCTGCTGCTGCCGCAACAACTGTTGCGCCCATAATTAAAGGATTGGCACGGGTTGCAACATTAAACGCTAACATAGCCGCGTTAGCCGCCCATATTGCGCCAGTTAATGCTGCAATACCACCAGCCGCACCTGCAACAATTTTTAATTCGTCTGCTACGCTTTTTAAATTATCGTATTGTTCTTTTGTGTAGTTATTAGATTCTGCAAATTTATCGCCCATGCCTTCGTAAATGGCAATAACGCCTGTTGCTTGTTGTATCACATCGGTCAATGCGCCTTTTAAGCCAGAATCGCCTAATTGCAATGCTGCTTCACTAAGTGTGCCTTTTAATGCGTCAAACGCTTTTGCTAAACCTTGATTTAATGTATCAGCCATTTTTTTAGCTGAACCGTCTGCATTCTCTAATTTTTTTGCATATTCATCTATTTTTGTAGAGTTTGCAGCTAAAATATTTCCTGCCGCTGCTGCATCGCTCCCAAATATTTTTAATGATTCTGCGCCTGTTAAATGTGCGTCTTGCAAAGTTTTCATTACTTTTGCTAAACCATAAACTTCAACATTTAATTGCTTATAAGTTACACCATGTTTTTTTAATATTTCTACGTTATCTTTTGTGTCATTACTCAATGCAACAAGCATTGTTTTTAAGTTGTTACCCGCTTCACTTCCTTTAATCTGATTATCTGCCAAAATCCCCAGCGATGCTGTCAATGTTTCAAGATTAATTCCAAAAGTTTTCGCTACTGGCGCAATGTTTTTCATTGCATCGCCAATTTGCTCAACGTTTGTACTGGAATCTGCTGCTGTTTTTGCAAAAACATCATTAATGCGCCCAAGATCGCCAAGTTGCAATCCTAAAGCTTTCATTGTACCTGTTGATATTTCAGCAGCTTTAGCTAAATCTAAACTACCGGCAGCCGCTAGTTGTAAAACTTTAGGCGTTGCCGTCAATATCTCATTTGTTTTCAAACCTGCTGACGCTAAAACACCTTGCGCCTCTGCTGCTTGCTGTGCTGAAAAAGCTGTGGTTGCGCCAAGTTCACGCGCTTGCTTTTCCATTGCTTTCATTTGTTGAGTGGTGGCATCAGTCAAAGACTTAAGCTTAATCATTTGAGTCTCAAACGATGCCATTTCACTAATTACAGTTTTAAAGCCAATGCCAAGTAACGCAGCACTAGCCGCTTTTGCCATGTTACCTAAACTAAGCAAAGCACGTTCACTGCGTCCAGTAGCTTGCTCCATTGCAGATAGATTGCGTGATGCTGTTACTGCACTGGTCGAATCAACTGCGACTTGAATAGAATAGGTATCGGTGGTCATTTTGTTTTGCTCCGTTTTGCAATTTGCTCTGCTTGAATATTTAAATAAGCACTATCAAGACGCATAATAGCACTTACTTCTAATGGCGTTAATTCTATATTGGTCAATCTTGACCATGCGTCAATTTCCGTGTAACTAATTGGATTTTGACCAAACCCATTGCTTGAGCGTGTTCGGCTTAATTCACCAAACCACGCCCAGCAGTAGGCGTAATTTTCTGGCATAGACAATGATTTATAATCATCAGGTATCTCATGCCCCATTGCAATAATCGCTTGAGCTTCATCGCGTAAACTACTGCCATTGTCGTTTGTTTTGCTGAGTTCAAATTCTCGTGTGCCAAACTCGACAATGTCATTGATTAGGCTTTGGTGAAGTTTCCCAAGTTATTGCTTGCCTCAAAAACTTGTTCACGGATTTCGCTGTTGCGTTCCATTAACTTTGTGGCGTTCTCTGGTGAATATTCAAAGTTAGTAATTCCACGCCACGCAACAACACGAATTGCTGCTGCGTCAATGCCAAATTGTTCATCATCTTCGATTGTGCGCTCAATTTCTTTTCCGCGCTTAGCCGCTAACTGATCTTGTGATTTTCTACGGTTTAACGTTTTGCGTACCCAATCTTGTACTTTTGGTGATTGTGAACCAAGCACTGTAATAAATACGCCTGTATCGCCACCGTCAGCTCTTAAATATTCAAACTCATAAGCGTTTTCTGACGCGCTAACTAAATCTAAATCATCAAATGATAAACCTGTTTTTTTGCTCATGTTCGTATGTTCCTGTTGATTTATAAAAAAATACCCACGCCCGCATGATTGCAAGCGTGGGTAATTGTAGCACTATTTTTAAGCGAGTGAATCTTGAACCATGATTGTTGTCGCTAAATTAGCCACTGCACTGCCACCCGCTGTATTTTTAAGCGCAGTGAATGGGAATGTGCGAGTTAATCCAGACGCGCCATCGGTTACATCAGCACCGCCAATTTTAACGCGCGACATAGTAAACGATACAAAATCAGCCGTTGCAGTGCTATCTGTTGTTAATGCCACAATGATAGACACTTCGGTTTCATTGATAAAATAATCGCGGAATGTTGCATCAGTGAAATAAGCACTAAATGTACCTGTTGCGCCTACAACGCCTTGAAATACGTCTGGGCGTGTTAATGAACCCACTACTGCATCCGCTACTGCAATATTGCCGTTAATGTCAAAATCAATTGACGTAACAATGGCAACAGGTGTGCCTGCAACCAGTAACAAACCATTTACACCAGCAGTTACGCCACCAGTAGTGATTGCAGTTGGTGAAGTTAAAACTTGTGATGTGCCAGTGGTAACGTTTAATCCGACCAATGGAAAATCAATGGTTGCCATGCCGTTTGCAGGGATTTTAACCTGAGCGTTGGTTTGCATAATGTCAGTATAAACCTCTGACTGTGCAACGTCTGAAAACCAATGTTCAATAGTGTAATAATCCTGTGTTTGGCTTGTTTCTGGCACATAAGTGTATTTGCCGGGAATAGCAACAGTTACACCAGTAACTGAGGTTGCATTATCTGCAAGCGCACTACCGTTTAACGTTTTAACTGTTAATGTGGTTGCTGTTACAGCAGTCACCAATAAGTTTTTATTTAAATTAGCCGCGTTAACGCTGCCTACTGTAATCCGAACCACGTTACCAATTTTAATACCACCAGTTAACGGGTTGCCTGTTTGGAATGTAATAACGCCAGTTGATGCAACAATAGTTACAGCCGCTGCGGTTAATGATGAAATCGCAACAAAGTCTTTACGCAATACGGATTGCAGAAAGTCTTTATATGTTCCCGCTGATAATTCACCGCTTAATGTACCCGTTGATTGTCTTGAACCATGACGGAAATCAGCAACTTGTTGATCTGGGCGAATTTCGTTTGACTGGAATGTTTCTTTGGTTAAGTTAATCGTGCTTGTAACACGTCTTAATTCTTGACCGCCACCGCCTGAAGCTGCTACGCCTAAGCCTGTTTGTTTTTTGTAAGATACGACTTTTTTAACGCCTTGTGCAATTGTCATTTTGTAACCTCTTATGGATAAATATCTGCTGAAAAATAAATTGATACCGGAATTTTATAAAGCACCCCGTCAATCAATGCCGGTGCAATTGATGGTGTCTTGTCAATAATAACAGTTACACTGCCGTTTGTTAAACTTGTACCGCGTTTAAAATGATTAACCAGTAAATCAACGCGGGTTGCTGCTGTTTTTGCGCCTACATTAGCTGGATAACACAATAGCACCTGCATAAAACCTTTTACGCGATAATGATTGCCGCCTAATGTTGGATTAAGCGTATCTGCAATCATTAAATTAACTTGCTGATATGCTGTACCAACGACGGGCGTAAACGGTACGTTTTCCCACGCTGTCGCAATCGTAGGCGTTAGCGCGTTGAGTTTTGTTTCTAATGCGGTACGGATTTCAACTAGTGCCATTTAATGCTCCTTCAAATAATGCAACAGATACACGCACCATACCTGCCGGTGCTTGCCTACTATGAAAATCATATTCTAATGCTCCAATATATGGCACGTTATTGGTTAAGTAAACAACACTGCCTGCCCTGCGTGGAATTGTTGATTGTATTTTTTCAACTGTACTTGTACGGTCTTCACCTACAAAAGGCGATCCGATTGTGCAGTGCCAGTTTCCGCGAGCATTGCCGCCAACATAACCTTCAGGTGCTGACGCTGGATTTTTCCATTGACTAGGATTTCCAACTGGTGTCATCATAATAATATTCTTAAACACTTCACTTGTTGCAGCGCGTATTTTATTATCAACGTGACCATTAGCACGCGCCACAATTTGCGACATTGAACCTGTCATTTTCTCACCTGCATTTCATAAAGTGCGGGTAATTCACCCGACCATATATGACGAACCGCCACCACTTGATAAACTTCACTATCAACGGTTACTTTATCGGCTGGCTGTGGCGTTGGTGCACCTAATGCCGCGATCATTACCTTTCTGTCGCCTGCTTGAACTACGCCACTAATAAAATCAATTCCGTTATAGTCTTTGATAACGGCAGTGTGATTGGTTGATGTTGTTGTTCCGCCCGATAACTCACCCGTTGTTGGGTCATAAGTGCCCTCAACAATTGACGTTAATGTAATTGATTTGCCAAACTTATCCAGCAATTTATCTGCTGTGGAGCGAGCGCGAGCATCAAGTGTCATGTCTTATCCGTTAACGTCTGCTAAACTACTAAGTAACGGCAATAACGCATGAACCGTTTGGCGAAACAATTTATCTTTAATTTGCTGCTCTAGTGGAAGCTTATTAAATGGAACGATACACGGATGTGTTTTAGCTTCTGCGTCTTTTACTTCACCATAAACCCACCCTTCCTTTACTTTTTCTGCCAACCATGAGTCATGTGACGCTGAATCGCTTGCATTTGGGTTATTGCGGTGAAATTCAACACCAATAATTGCCGAATTACGTTGCCAATCTGGTGTGTTTTCAAAATCAACTTGTGTGTTATCGCCAATGCTTTCGCAGTAGGCCTTGTTTAGCTGGTGGCTTACTCGTGCAATATCTTCATGTGTAATTTGTTTCATATAAATTCCTTTATTTTAAAATTATGTTCTCACCAGCGATCTAGACATATCGTTGCCTTGTTGTTTAAAAAACACGGATAACATGGCGTCAATTTGAGCATAGCGTGTTTGCTGTGGTGAATATTTGTCATATTCTACTTCAATCACGTCCACTTTTTCACGAATAACGCCTTGCGTTAAATCCTGCATTAAAATAGCTGTGTAAGATTTCAATGCTAATTCAGCACACGCATTTTTTACAGTGGTTGGCACAATGTCAAAATCCACATATTGCGGAAAAACATTTGCCGATAATGAATCAATTAATGGAACGTATAATCGCGGCCAGTCAAGCGACTGTGTCGAGTATCTGCGATAACCCGCATATTGCAAACGATATTGCGCCACCATATAGTCTGTGGCTTTGCGTAGTAATTGCTCTTTTGTTGCATCGCTGGTAATTGCCGCCCACGCTGTGTTGCCAATGTTTGCATGGTAGGTTGTCGCGTCTGCTACTGAAACATAGCTTTCAGCGTTTGCAAGTCCAGTGCCGTCTTCAACGATTAACGCCATTTTAATCCTCCATCCATTCAATCATGCCGTAAATTCCGCTGCCAGAAACAACTGAGTTATCTGCAAAAATAATAAAACCTTCATTTTTTGCCAATATAAAACCTTCACCATTATTGCCAAACTCAATAGTTGACGCATTTCCAGTGAATTTAGAAATAACTGAGCGTTCCATAAAATAGGGCTCTTGCGTCACGCCTGTCATATCTAAACCCGCTTGATTGCGTAAGCATAGCATTTTGCTAGGCTCATTTTGATTATCGTACTTTGTTGCAGTTAATGTTGTACCGCTTGTTGGTGTGCCTTTAATGCGAGCAAACGCATAAACTGAATTATCATTTCCGCCCGCGTCTGCGCTATCTAGCTGGATGTGCATTTTTGTTATACGCAGTGATGTGTCATCAGTATTAACAAACGCCTGATAAACTGTTCCCGCTGTGACCGTAGTTGGTTTTGTTGCTATTTTGCAAACGTAATGCTTCATAAGTCCGCCATAAATAAAGGCGGGAGAACGCGAACAGGAACGAACGCGAACCCCCTAGAAAAATTAACCGAGCAACGTAGCAACGTGGTTTGGTTTCCATACTTTTACGCCATACAAACAACGCACTTCAAGCATAGTTTTCATATAACCTTTATAAACTGCAATTTCAAATACTAAACCGCTTGTTGGGTCTTGTACTGTCATCACGTCAACAGCAGAATCACCACCGTTTGGCATTGCAGGTGGGCGCATGCCTAACTCGACTGCTGATTTATGAAACGCAACGCTTGGTGTGTAAGAGTCGCCAACTGTTAAAGCGTTAGCTGTAGCAATGACTTTTTGTGCGCCTGGTGCGTTTAATGAAATAGTGCCAGCAGCAGTAACGCCTGTTCCAACAACATATTTGTTTGCAGTATCTGCCGCAAATGTTACAACGTCACCCGCTAATACTGTGCCGCTACCTGTTACCAATGCAATGTCAGTAACACCAACAGCAGTTGAGCCAGAAGTAACGTAAGAAGTACCACCGCCTTTTGTGTGCGTAGTAATACCAGCCGATTCTTTAATCATGATGCCTTGCAAATCAAGCAAAGTACCTTGGCGGAGTAATGCTTCATTGCCTGAAGTGTTAACTTGTTGAAGTGCTGCAAGGTTGCGCAATTTAACGCCAGCCGCTGTGTTCATAATCAATGAAATTTGATTATCAGTAGGACAGCCGTTATCAACTAAGATTTGACGCACTTGCGCAATAGTGTCGAAGTTAGACGCGAATGGTGTAGTGCCTGCTGAACCTACAGCGCGTGATGCGCCTTTGTAAGCAGCCGAGAATAAATCTTGTTCAATTTTGTTGCATAATGCGCGGATTGCTTGGGCAATTTGATCGCCATAAATGGTTTCATAGCCTGCGCCATTGTTGACGTGTTTAATATCTTCACCAGTCCAAGGAATCTGAACCGAAGCGTAAGAATCAAGCGTCATTGTTTTGTTGTCAACGGTTTGATCTGTACCTTCAGGAATTGTCATTGAAGGCGCAAACGAAGTGTTAACGCTTGGTGTGCGAGTGAATGCCGCACGGATTGTGTCGCCTTTTGCAGCGCGGGTTGTTGCATCACCATTGATGGTAGATGAAGGGATAAAACCAACTAATTCACGACCGACTACATCTGCCGCTTTGTATATGTCTGCTGCTAATTGCGATAAGGTATTTGCCATCTTGATTGCCTTCTAAAATAAAAATAAATATTAGACGGCAATCGAAACAGGATAAAAATTAATCTGTAACTTTGCCGCCACTTTTTGCAAAAATTGCCCGCTCTGGGTGTGACATATTGTCAAACGTTGAACGGCTTACAACTTGTTGTCCAGTGCTACCACTTCCACCATTTGCGCCACCACCGTTATTCTGTGGTGCTGCAATATAATGTTTGCCGTCATCACTGGTCGCCCATTCTGTTACGAACGCGCTTAAATCTTTGTCGCCTATAACTGCCTTGCGTGTGTCGCCATCAATAGCGATTTTCGCCTGTGATGATAACATAGCTTTTACCGCAGGTAAAAATGGTGTGGCAACACCAGCCTTAACTAATGCGTCTGTCAAACCATTATCTAAAAGCAATTTAGATGTAAAACCACTTTCTGAATCTAATGCGGCTTTAGTTTGCTCAAATGCTTTTTGCTGATCTTTGATTGTTTTTTGTGATGCCGTTAGATTGTTTTCTAACTCATCAATTTTATTTTGTAGTTTATCCAATTCCGCTGGATCTATTTGCTTTCCTTTTCGTGCCTCTTTCAGCTCTGCTAAAAGTTCACCGTTTTTCTTTGCAAGTCCGCTTGTTGCTTCATCAACTGCGGCTTTAATTTGCTCTGCAATACTTAATTCTTCTGACATATAACCCTCTGGGTTGTGGTTGACGGCTCTGCCATCGTTAATAAAATCTAAATTGCGTCTTTAATAATTTCAATCGCTGTATCTTGTGGGATTTCACGGATATTTTCAACGTGTTCTGCCGCACCGATAATGTCACCGTGTGAAATATCATCAACTGCACCTGTTGCTTCATCGACTGCTTTTTTAGCACCGTCTGAAACCTTATGAACAATATTATCAAAAAATGACATGACTATTTCCTTACAAATTAGGGTGTGCCGCTGATGAAAGGTGTAACACCAACGACACTAGAGTAAACACATGGCGAGTGTTTGTCGCATTTATACAGCATAAGATAATAAACATCAATTAAAAAAAATAAACACCTTGAAAATATTTTAACTAACTAATTGATTTATAAATGTTCAGCTGTCAAGGATTACTTGACTACTGGTTTATTTCTCAATTTTCTTTAATTGTTCAAGTGTGTAAGTATGACCGCTTGCATCAACAAACCTATCTAATGGCGTTCCATCACGAAATAATTGCGCTCGTGCTTTGCCTAGCACTTCATCTTGAAACGCCTCTGGTTTTTTCTTTAGCCACGTTTGATAAGTTTCAGTTTGCGCAACTTGCCCGTCCATCGATGCGCGTGTGCGTCCGTCTGGGTTTTTAATGCCTAACGCTTGCCATGACTTTAAAACGCTGACCATTGCCGATCTGCATCTAAAATGCGCTGGAGGTCTAACACCACTATCAAGCGGATATATTTTCCCGTCCCGTGCTTGGCATATTGAAGTTGTCCGACCATCGAGTGTGCTTACCCACTGCAACCCACTAAACAGATCATTATTGTTTTGATAAAACTCATCACGCGCGGTATTAGTAGCGTGTGCCATTGCAGTTGATACCAATGCCTGCGTTTGACGTGCGTTTAATGCCATCACACCATCAGTGTATTGCAATGCTTTTGTGCCGGTAATGCGTTTAACCACGTCACTGTAAGATTGCCCTTCAACTAAGCCAATCCTAACCGCGTCCTGTATGCGCGTGTAACTATCTTGATCTAATTTATCAATCCATTCTTTAATCAGTTTTCCCTGCAGCGGTTTTGATTCAATCGCAGCAAATAACGTCACTGGTGCAACTGCTACCATATCAAGCACAACATGCGTTGAATCATCAATGGCTTTGATTTGCCATTCTTGCTCATACTCTGCTGCGTCTTTCATTTGTTGCGTTAGCTCTTTGCCAATAAGGGAATAGCCTTCACTCATAATAGCGCGAACCGATTGAAGCTGTGCATCAATACGCGCAATGCTCCATTCGCTATTCATATCCATAACACGCAACTTTGCAACTAAATCTTTTTCTACTTCTTTAAGAAGTTTCATTATGTCTTTAGTTGTTCCCCCATACATTCTTTGCAAATAAATTTCATGTGCAATCGTTTTATCGCGCAGTTGCGTGTTTGCTGATTCTTCCATTACAACATCCCACCAGTAGCAGGCATAACTGCAATCCGCTCCATCTCATCGTCAAACGATACGTCCTGCATGATAATGTCACCAGCGACAAGGTTATCGAATAGAGTTTGATGTGAGATTGAACCGCTTTGCCAAGCCTTAACCAAACTATCCAAGTCCTGAGCTGTCATTGAGTTTGGAATAAAATCACGGTTTAGCTCAACTTTAACATCACCAGTTACGCCTGACCAATCGCGCAAATATTCCATGACGTGCGTTAATCCAATGCTAATTGATTGTGAAATTGAAGCCAGTACACTATTTTCACTTGATCTATGAATATTAGCCGTTTGTGCTGATTCTGCTGCGCGTTTTTCTGGTGCTAAGATTCGCGCCCCAAGCGTTGCCATCATTGCCTCTTTTGAGCGCAATGCCTCGCGCAATTCGCCCAAACCTTGACCAGTAAATTCAAGATAAAACGCTTTTGATTGTGAGTCTGGCAATAGCCATGCCGTGCCACTACCGATACGCAATGACGCGCTTTTATCGTCTGAATAATAGCCAGTGACTACTGGTGTTGGGAGTCCAGTAAAGTGCAAACCGTGTTCATAATCGGCTGTGGTTCTGTAATGCGATAAATTCACGTCAACAAGGTCAAGCAATGGCGGCTTATCAACACATGGTGAATTATCTCTAACCCCAAAAAACTCAAACGGGATTTTGTTAAGTGGTCGCCCGTTAATTTTTGGGTAAACTTCATCCACTAAAATAAACTCACCGCGTTTGTCTTTGCGGAAAACACGCTGACGATAAATTCCACCATCGCCTAAATCTAAAACGCGCCATTGTGGTTCGCATTTAGATTCAAACTCATCAACTGCGATCTCGTTTTCTTCTTCAAGCACAACCAGTGTTAACTGTTCAACGTTGTTAATGCGCCCCGTTTTCCAGTTTATAATTGATTCTGCATCGTACATGGTCGCGTAAGGTCTTGCGCCTTGTGCCTGTGCTTGTGCAAGTGTTACCGCATTAACAATGGGTGGAAAATCGACAAGCACGGCACAACGTCCGATAGTAATAACTTCTTCTGCTACCATTTCAGCAAATTGATGCAACGATAACCCGCCCATTGTCACGTCTGCAATAATATTATCCATTGCCGCTGGTGCTGTGATGACTTCGGGTTTTAGGAATAGCATTCCCGTTAAGCCGTCGATTGTGCGATTTGTAGCGTTGTAATAAAGTGCCCGCTGTTTGTAAGCGTAATATTCCGCGTCATTTTGACCGCTTAAACGTGGAAGGTATTTAATACCATATTCGTGGATCTCGTCTTGCCCTTCTGACGCGTGTTCGCATCGCTCCCACTGCTCATAATATTCGTGATACTCGCTGTGTTTAGTGTCGACTGCCATTTTTATATTCCTGTAATTGTAGCTAAATTAGGGCGATTATTAATAATCGGATATTCAAAATCAATGAAATAACGAATAGCAGTGCCAATGTGCTGATAATCACTATCAGCTTCAAGAAACGTAGAGCCATCTTTTAACTGACCTG